GGAGTGTTGCCCTATATGGAATCCCGCACGTACGTACAATAAAAAATGTGAGCTACCAAATCGTAACTCATTGATAACCAAGCAGTTACTTATTTAGAATGAGTCTAAATAGATAACTAACTGATTACCAGGCAATTAGATTATCTCGACCTCAGTAATACCATAGTACCACCCACTTCGAGAAAGTGGCTTAAAACGGCTTAAAATCGTTTTGTAATTATTTAACAAATAGACCACCCTCGTAACCTGCTGAATATCAATGACTTATAAACAACTAACAATACCCTGTTGATAAAGTTTTGTTGATGGTGTCGAGCGTTGCAATTTATTTTGTAGATGCGTACTATTTAGAATGAATATAAATAAGCGTTATGGTAATTAGGTTGCGTTATTTAGAATGAATATAAATAAGTATTGTGTACTCTATTTAGAATGATTATAAATAAGGAGAATCTTGGGGGGTGTGGTTGTCCCTTCGCTTTGTATTCCTTATAATAAACGAGTTATAACTATTTACCTCAATGAATACTTTAATTGATTGGTGTAACTTATTGAATACGTTATAGTTACGATAAAAAGTTGAATATATATGGCGGAATGCCTAAGAATACTAGGGTACGGGGGTAAATAATACGAGTTTCGATTCGAAAACTAGGTGGCTATAACTTTATATAATCCCCTAACTCTATATTTCTCACCATTTTTTTCAGTGATCCGAGTTGAACTACTTAAAGTGTCACTCGAATTAAATCATCTAACTCCTTGATTACTAGGCAGTTACAGATATTACTTAAAGTAAAGCTTTAGTACTTGACTTTTAAAAAAAAAAGTGGTAACTTAGCAGCGTATTTAGCGAATCTCGCGAGTAACCACCGAAATGAGTGTGTTTGTATACGAGAGAGAGTCTTTAAGTAACAGATCTAGCTAGATATTAGTGGAATAAGCCCTAACTATACCCATGTATGTGTTACGTTTGGGGTGTGATCTATTAAAGGATTCCTTTTATTATCTTTGTCTTATGTCCAGAGTGGTTAAAAAATATAAAGAAGGGGGTAAAGAACCACAATTAACATCAGTTCCTGAAGGACAGCAACATGTAAAAACTCTCCTTGACTATTTAGCAGGGAAATATCATTCTGACTGGGCTAGGTCACAAGAAGGTGCATATGAAGTTTTCGTTAATCCCCGTACAATTAATTATTATGTACCACCTCCACCAAACTCATATTGGACTGGTCATAGCATCCATACACGTAGAAAGCAGACTCCACAAGATTCTGACTCCTTTCCTAATATACCTGAAAAGGAGATAAATTTAGGTACAGATGAATCTGGCAAGACTCACACATTACGTCAAGGCTTTTCCCCTAAACAGCCTCTACAACTTGAAAGGATTGATCCTTTACCTTTAAGAGAAATTGAATCCTCAGATACAGGAGATATAGATATAAGGGATATAATTAGATCAGAGAGTATATCACTACCTAAAGAGAAGAAACCTCGGCTTATCATGAAGAAATCTAGAAAAACAAGAACAGGGGAAGAACCTAATTACTATGTGTATTGGGATAAAGATAAGAAGAAGTGGAAGAGAAGACGAGTAGAGAAAGAGGAATATGATCGCTATATGAGGGAGAATCGTATACGAAAGCCTCAGATCATCAAAGCTAGCTTTTAGTATCTTTGCATTAATGCGCTTAAGAAAGAGAAGATATCATACAGGAGGTGGGATACCACCACATCCACACCCACATACAGGGATTTATGCAGATGTACCAGAAGATTCAGATGTAACAACAGAAGACTTAGATGTATTACAATCTCTTGTCCCAGATCCTTTAGTATCTGACAATACACAACTGTCTACCTATGGTTATACACCACCATTAGATCCTTTTGCCTCGCAAATTACGTTAATACCTGAAAAAGAGCTAACCTGGGAGGAAGGACAAGCTGCACAAAGTGAAAGGATACAAAAAATACAAGAGCTTCAGTTACTAGAGTACATTCAGGCCATTATTGAGGGTAAACAAGAATCATTTATGCAGTCTCCTGAGTTAATTAACTTAATTAACGAAGAAAAAGCTTATCAAAAGAAAAGAGATGAAGAGTATGAGGCTCAACACGGTGTTATTGATGAAAGATTAAATTACCCAAGAATAAGTCCAGACGTAAGGTGGATGTTCCCACAAGGAATGTCAATGGATGACATAAATAGATATGTTTATGAAAACCCTTATACTAATCCTTTAGGTATGCTAGCTATAGCTGAAACAATAGCTCTAACAAGAGGTGTATCACCTATGGTTATTCCTGGGACAGCTCATATAGGTGGTGGAGTAACTGTGGGTAATGTAATGAATGCTTATTTCTTAAAGGAAGGTGTAGAGGGGCTTGTTAAACATGTCCCAGAGTTTATAGATGATCCAAGTTGGGGTGGAGCAGGAAATATAGCTGTAGATGCTCTACTGGCTTATCCTGGGATGAAAGGATTAAAAACAAATGTTCTAGATCCTTTCGTTAAAGCTTATAAAAAAGCTAAAAATTCTGGCAATGTACTTCAAATGAAGAAAGCGATTGATGATTTTGGTCATAAGTATACGATATGGAATAATACGGTTCAGGAAGGGAAAGGGGGTTGGATTCAGTCAGGGTATTATCCGAAACCTAAAATTGGTGGACCTAAAATTGGTGCGTCTAGTTCTTCACAGTCAACAGCTGCGTCCGCAGATGAATTAGCATCAATTGGATCACAGTTAACATCTGAATTACCTGCGGTATCTGGCGAAGCAGGAGCTTTACAACAATTAGTAGATGAAGCCATCGAAGCATCTTCACCTGTGCTACAGAATCTAGCAAAGAATTATCAGACAGAGCGTGGTGTAAGGACTAAGAAAGGTGGGTATGTATCTGAAGAAGCACCATACTTAGAGAGTAATATAGCTAAAGGTAGTTCATCAGTAGATACTGGAGATTTTGACGCTGTTCCTGGGGTAGTACAAGATGTAGAAAACTTAGGTGTGTATCAATACCCTGGCTTGATGAAAGGCAGTATTTTAGAAAAGTCTGTTAAGGCAAAAGATGGAAGTATATCAAAGTCTGTAGTAAAAGATTATGCTAACAATCTTCCAAAGAATGCCACTAGAGAAAAGAATGCTATACTTAATGCGCTAGTAGAGTTAGAACAAGAATTCCCAGGCAAGACAATAGACTATGAAGCTTTAAGATCTTATGTATCTCTAAATATAAAGCCAGCAACAGTAATAGAAACCAAAGATTATGCTAATTACGGTTTAGAAAGAATTAATTATCACACCACTGGAGCTGCTGCTCTTTCACCAGATGCAGTAGGGAAGACTCTTGTATACCAAGATGAATCTCTCGGTATTGTAAAAGGTCATGGGACCATTAAAGATGATGCTAGTTATTGGATAAGAAGCTTTACCGATCCAAACAATCCTGAAATATATTATGTAACGGAGTGGCAAAGCGATTTACAAAATATAAAAGATCCTATAGGAGCAGCTGTTATTGAGAGATCTGAGCCTTTAAGCCCTGAATTAGAAACAAAGTTTTTAAGTATACAAACTTTAACAGACAATGTTTTAAAAACGATGGTTGATGATGTATTTTTAAAAAACGAATACAGTACTATACATTATTTTTTAAATGATTTAACTATGAGTAGTCAGGTTGATGGCGCATACTCCAATGTAAAAAAACTTTTGAAAAAGGTAAAAAAGGATTTAGAAGTTATGGCTCATGACGAAGCCAATATGGATAAATTTAGGTTCGAAGAGATTTGGGGTGATTCTGATTTAGTGAATAATAGAAAAAGAGTTTTATCTGCATTAGAAAAATCTTTAACAGAAGCTAGAAATGACCTAGTTGCTTACGTAAGAAAATTACCTGAAAATAATCTCGATCTTTATAAATCTCAGTCAGAAGGCATTAATCTTAAATGGATTAATGAATCTATGCTTGATGCAGCTAGAAGCGGTCAAACAACAATGAGAGTACCGACTCCTGAAACGTCTAGAAAGATACAAGACCATCATCATCCAGAATCAAGGCCGTTTGAGATGGTACATAAAAAATACAAAGACTTCCCAAAGTATTACAAAAAAGAGTTTGGTGTTGAAGTTAGACAAGTCACTGACAGTAAAGGTAATTCATGGTGGGAGGTAGATATCCCAGAAAAATACTTTAATCAAAATATGATGTACATGGAGGGGGAAGTAAAAACCCCATCAGAGTTTAAGACATACAAAAAAGGTGGTATCTTGCAGGCTATGGCTAAGAAGAATAGACCAGCTAAGAATAAGTTCGTGAGCAATAAAGTGAGAGTCCTTAAAAAAGAAGGTAAGTCTCTTAAGGAAGCTGTTGCTATAGCTTTAGATATGTGGAAGAGAGGTAAAGTAAAGAAGTATGGGGCTGGAGGTAGCGTTGAAGATTTTGGGGCTCAAGGGAACTTCACTACAGAATATACATCTAGACAACCAGAAGTTGAAGAGTTAGAAGATCCTAATGAAAAGTCGGGAGGAACTACCGTAACTATTATTCAGGAGGAAGAAGAGCTTTCAAAAGAAGAGCAAAGAGGATTAAAAGGTAAAGCCGCAGGTAGAGCCGCAGGTAAAGGGGCTCTTATGGGGGCTAAAATCGGTAGCTTTTTACCAGGATTAGGCACTGGAATTGGTGCTGCTGTTGGAGCTGCTGTTGGTGGAATAGGAACCCTTCTTGCAAACAGGAAGTTAAAAAAGCAGGAGCAAATAATGGCTGAAAAAGGAGTGAAGATTAAGAAAAAGAAGTATGATAACGGCGGTCTATTTGAAAAACTTAGAGACAGAAGAGAAAAAATAAAAGCAGCTAAAGATTTTTACTTAAACGAGGAAGAAAATCCGTGGATGAATGAAGAAGGTAAAATAATAGATCCGTGGGGAGGAGAGGAGATAACTCCCCGTCAATACAAAAATTATAAAAGGTGGCAATTTAGAGATTATAAAAGAGGTTTAAGACAGCAAGACAGACAAGAAAGACAAGACGAAAGAGTAGACAGAAGAGCTAAAAGAAGGTTGGGTAGAACTGATATTATGAATATGCCTAATTGGCAAATATTAGATTATTTGGCTGGCAAACATGGTAATGCTGGATACTTTAGGCCTGGTACTGGAGATGTATATATGAACCCTGCAAGTAAAAGTAGCGACGAAAGCGTTGAAGACCATGAGTTGATTCACAGTACTCATATGGGTCCTTTACAAAGACTTGCAAGTTCTCTTGGGATTGAAAGAGCTGGTAGAATTCAAGACAAAGACTCTAGAAAAGCATTTAAAAAACTATACAAGTCTATTAGAAAAGAAGGTACTGCTCTTGATGATAAATATACAAAATGGCAGACTGAACAAGGTAGAGAAAAAGATGAAATAAAAACTGGCCTAGGAGATTACATGATGGGGAAAAAAGCACAAGACGTAGAGTTTGATGCAATCATTAAGTCTGGACTTTCTTCTGCAGAAAGCCAAGGTCTTGATTTATCTAATAAAACCTTCGATGAGGTGTTAAATCAACTTAAACAAGCAAAAGATTCTGAGTCTACAAATATGCATCATCTTCGTAGATTTATGAATGACACATCTTGGACGGATGAGCAAAAAGAACTTATTATGGATGCTATTAAGGCAAACCTAGGTCGTAAAGCATTTACTGCAGAAGACGCAAGACAAGATTTAAGATAATATGTATACATATAAAATAGACGTACTAAAAGTTATTGACGGAGATACTATAGATGCTAATATAGATCTAGGTTTCGATGTATCAGTAAAAAAACGTATAAGGTTTATGGGGATAAACACTCCAGAATCTAGAACAAGAGACCTTGAAGAGAAGAAGCGTGGATTGGCAGCTAAAGCTAGAGTAGCAGAACTACTAGATACAGCTACAGAAGTGCAGCTTATATCTCACGGGGTAGGTAAGTTTGGTAGATGCTTAGGTGAGATAGATTTCGAGTGTCCAGACTCTTTAACATTAAAAAATCTAAACAAGCAGCTGATTGAAGAAGGTCACGCTGTAGAATACTTTGGTGGAAAACGATGAATAAAGAAAAAAACTATTACAAAGAGGAATTTGATACCCCATCATTTCTTGATAAAAAACAATTAGACAAGCAAGAAGCTAAGATTGAATCTGGAGAGATTAAATGCAATGTTGACGCACCAGAGGACTGCGAAAGTTGTAGCGGATAATATCTTATATTTGTAGAAAATAAGTAATTATGAATGTTAAAAGATACCAAGGTGGAGGGATCACAGGAGGTCCAAATGTAGAGAGTTTGCTAAATTTATTAGCGAATTATGATCAAGATACATCTATCGGTGATTTTTTAAAGTTACTTATGGCTCATGAAGAAGATATGAGTTCAGACTCATTAGATATTGATCCTAAACATGCAGAAGAGTATAAAACAATTTTAAAAGAGAAAATGCCAGAGATAGCATCAACTCTTATGTCTGCTCCTGCTTATTCTATGGGGGCTATTACTGGTGATGCAGCATCTGATGTATTATCTGGCCAAACATATGGGGCAGCACCTGGATTGAGGAAGCCTTCAGGTACAGGTAGTCCATTTGTTTCATTTCCTCACGAAGCAGAATCAAAAATAGATGAGTTTAATAGAGCATTACAGCAAAGCTTAGCTACAGGCGAAGGAGGGTCAATTATGCAAAATTTACCTCCAGAGACTTTAGAGGAAATTATTAGACAAGTAGGAATGCAACGACCTCGATAAATGGCAACTTTAAACGTAACTATAACAGAAGAGTTAACACTTAATGGTGCTGATAGAGGATCTACAAACACTTTGTCTGTAGGTTCTGTTACACAGGTATACCATAGAATAGTTACTTGCCCAGCAAACGTAGACTCTACTATAGCTACCTTTCAAACAGCTACAAGTACAAGCGATAATGCGGTAGACTTAGAGGATGCTAAATATGTAAGGGTTACGAATTTAGATGCGTCTAACCCAGTAAACCTTTCATTGCAAGTTTCTGTTGATGAAGATGGGGCTGCAGACGCTTCTGCCACATTACTTCTTGCTGCAGGAAGGTCTTTTATCATGGGGGCTACTCACGATGGTATTGTAGTAGATGATGATTCAGCTAGCATTGTAACATCATTAACAGATTTAGAGAGTATATTAATTGATCCATTAGCTAATGCAGTATCTGTTGAAGTATTTATAGCATCATAATGAGGACTATTAAAACAGAAAGCGGAAATGGTTACGACTACGAACCACCTTTAACTAATAAGCAAATTAGAGAAAACGAAAGATTTCAAAGAAGAGCAAATAAAGAGAACAGACTTCTAAATAAGTATCTTGAAAAACAAGAAAGAAGAGGTGGACCAGAAGGTGTTGAGGGCTTACTTCAAACTCTCCAGAATCCTGAAGGATTTGAAGATTTTAAAGAGAGAAGAAAAATGTTAAAACAATTAGCTCTTATGGGAGGTACTGCTTTAGCAGGTAGCTTAATTCCAGCTATTTCAAGAATGAGAAAAAGACTTCCAGGAGGTTTTACGCCTCAAGGAGCTTCAACTCATCAAACAAACATTTGGGAGAGATTATTCCCAGGATTATTTGGTACTGACGGATAAAGCAATAAGAAATGGAAATATATAGAAAAGGCGGAAAAACTAACCCTATTAGTAAAGGTAGTAGAAGTGTAAAGCGATCAAAGTTAAGAGATATTGAAGATAGACAGATAGCACCTATTGAATCTTTATTAAGGCGTATAGCTATGAAACAGGAATTAAAAGAAGGTGAAAGTAAAGGAGCTATAGAAGATTCTACAGGAGGTGTAGACTTTAGTATGGGATCAGAGGGGGAATCTTGTAAAGAGGTAGATGGAAAAATAGTTTGTGGGGCTTATGGTTACGATCAAGGAGATGCAGCAGATTCAGCTGCAGGAGAAGATCGTAAGAAAAAATCTATGGCTCTTATGTTCGCAGATTTAATTAAAGGTGTAAGAGACGCAAGACAAACAAGCCTTAAGAATAGAAAGAAGAGAGTTGGTAAAAGAAGAGAGCTTGATTTAAATCCTGATCCAGCAAGAGAGTTTTCTATAAGGAATCCATTTGCTAGGGCTAGATACAAATCACTACAAAGAAGGTTGGCTAGATCTGAGGGTAGAGAAGATGCGGGCGAAAAAGGTGGATACAAGATAATAAAGGCTTCTTTCTAATTGAAGAAATTTTACTTCAATCCTATAAGAAAAAGAAAAGATCCAGCAATAGAGGCTGAACGCATAAGACTAAATAAAATAAAAAATGAAACTCGAAGTAATAAGATTCAACAAAGGAGAAGATTCAACTAACGGGATATTATTTGACGTAACACATGAAAGAAAATTTTTATGCTATACTCTCGAAGATGAGAGCCGTAAAGAAAAGGTTTATGGAGAAACTTGTATACCTGAAGGAGAGTATTGTATCAACTTTAGAGCAGAAGGTGGATACCACGCCAAATACTCTAAAAGATTTGCTGATATACATATGGGGATGCTTGAAGTCTGTGATGTCCCAAATTTTAAATATATCCTTATTCATTGTGGTAATACTGATGAGGACACTGCGGGATGTTTACTTGTGGGTGATACGCAGGAAAACAACAACATAAAGAAAAACGGATTTATAGGCAGGAGTACTGCTGCATATACTAGAATATATCCAGATATTGCAGATGCTTTAAGTAGAGGGGAAGAAGTGACTATTGAGTATAGAGACTTCTCTACAGCGTTAATCTTAGATCCCTTATCCCTCTAGCTCTCTGTAAACTCTCTGCACCAACAGTCTTGCCTTTTGAGTCAGAGCATATCTAACTCTGTAGTTCATTTTGGTTTCTTCTCTAAATAAATGATCTTCAAATGTTTGAGAAGGAGTAAGTTTATCAAAATGTTTATAGAGATACCCTTTGTTTACTAATGGATATATAAATCTATTTTGAGTATTATTCTTATTCATCTTTAAATCCTCTGCTGCATATTTTATAGTAAAGAATTGAAGGTCATAACCCCATAGTAAAAACTCTACCATAGAAAATGATATATCATACTCTTTGTTAATAAAATGTTTTAGCTTCTTTAGATTCTTTAAATAATTTCTGCGTATATATTTCTTATCTTGCAGAGAGAACTCTCTAAATAACTTTTTTTTAGGTACTTTACTTTTAGGCATACAATAAATTTATCACATGAAAGATATGGCATTTTTAATGGAAATTCAAAAATTAGCTATAGAGATGGATAAGCTTGTAGATGAATACCAAATGAGAGATAGATTTGTGTCTGTATTTGTTGCTGGCTTTCTAGATCAAGATGAATTTGGAGAATTAAAAATGAATGCTGTGTACAGTTATTACTTAGATAGTTTTTTTGAATTAGAAGAATTAGTTAATTTTATAAATAATACATATGCCTACGATCCCCCTTATACAATAGAAGACTTTGAGGACGACATAGATAAAATATTAAAGGATCTAGACATAGACACTGAATAAAATGGAAGGACTTATTAGAAAAATTGTGGTTGGAAAGAACCCTAAAGATGGCATGGCCTATTATTTGGGCATGCGTGCTGGAACTGGAAAAGTTAGCACAATAGTACAAGATGAAAAACACTTACATAAGTATAGTAAAACAAGATATTTTGTATATATCGAAGATGAAGACGGTATTCAAACTTTATGGAAAGCTATAGACGATATGCCTTGTGTGTTAGAATTTGATTGTAACTTCTAATGAAAGTAAGTAAAAGTAAAGGTCTTGGTGATACAATAGCTAAATTAACAAAAGCTACAGGTATAGATAAACTTGCCCCTAAAGACTGCGGTTGTAAAAAACGCCAGGATAAATTAAATAAAATGTTCCCTTATAAAAAATGAAAACCTTTGATTTATTTGTTGTTAAGCTTGAAAAAAGGTTTAATGACACAATTAAGACAGACAGTGGTTTAGAGCTGTATGTAGATACAAAATTTAACGAATTTGAACACCGCATCACTGAAGGTCCTGTTGTATGCGTACCCTTTAAATACGACACTGGTGTTGAAGAGGGTGATACCTTATATTTTCACCACTTAGTAGTTATGGGTGGAGATAACAATGGACAGATATTTACGGATGAAGACGACACTTACATAGTAAGATACCATCCTAAATTTGCTGTAAATAATCAGGCTATAGCTTATAAAAGCCAAAAAGACGATAAGATCCGATGCCTTACAGGATGGTGCTTATTAAAGTCTGTAGAACAAGAAGAGTTAACCCTTCAGTCTGATATTATAGAAATAGTAGACAATAGTGAAAAACTCCCAACAAAAGGCGAGGTAGCTTATTTATGTGAAGAAGGTAGAGAGATGGGATTAGAGCCTGGCGATATTGTTGGATTCAAACAGAATAGAGATTATCGTATAACCATAGACGGGCAGGAATACTACCGTACCCGTGCAGAAGATTTATATGGGGTTTATGTCGAAGTCTAAATTTACTACAATAAACGCTTCTCAAAGGTTAATGTTAAGCATGGAGGAAGCTATTAATAACATGATTGAGGAAATCAAAAAACCAGTTGATCCAGAGATAAACGGATCAGCAAGAAAAGCTGAGCTTCAATCTATAAAACAAACAGCAACAGACTGTAAAGAGCTTATCATAGAGCGACAAAGGCTAGAGCAAATGGTAAAGGATTTAAAATCTAGCGGGGAGATAGATGAAGCAAAGGATTATACTGGTGGTTTTGCTGAAAGATTCTCAAAGTAATGGCTTATAAAAATTCAGAAGATCAAGCTGCTGCAGCTAAACGGCACTACGAAGCAAACAAAGAGAAAATAAAAGCCCGTAGTAAAAAAAAGAATCGAGAAAACAGAAAGAGAAATAAAGAATATATAACTTTTGTAAAAAGTTTAATTTCGTGCGTTGACTGCGGTGAAGACAACCCTATAGTTTTAGAATTTGATCATGTTAGAGGTAAGAAAAAAGCTAATGTTTCGGATATGGGGAATCAATCTTTTTCCATACAAACAATTCAAAAAGAGATAGATAAATGTGAAGTTAGGTGTGCTAATTGCCACAGGATAGCAACATATGAAAGAAGGAAAAAAAAACGTAACTTGCAAGAGTTATGAAAGTGAAGAAAAAAAAGCGAAACTATAAAAAGGAATATAGGAAGTTCCAGGCTGGAGGAAAGGCTAAGAAGTACCGTGCAAAATTAAATAAAATCAATAGACAAAAAGGAAATTACGGTAATGGGGATGGGTTAGATGAATCTCATTATGGAACTGGTGGCAAAACTAGACTTCAAGCTCAATCAAAGAATAGAGCAAATAATAGACCTAAAAAACGCAATAGCGTATAAATAAAATAAAATGAAATACTTTCTTGTTTTAATGTCAGCTATTATGCTGACTTCATGTTCTTCGTACAAACAACACTACAGATCGCAAAAAAAGGATTATAATCAATGCTGGTGTATAGATCCATGGGATGGTGGAGCAGAATGGTGCTGCCCTGGCAAGCCCCCTGCATACATGGCCCCATATCATCATAATAAAAACTAAAGCATCATTCTAATGGCGGATTATAAATGTGAATGCAGCGACGAAGTTGTAAGTAAATCAGGGGTTACTATTAAATACGTAGAGGGTGAGGGTGCAATTCATGATATTAAATGCTCATGCGGTAAATACATGAAGTTAGCAAGCCCTAAAATAGGAGCACCAGGATTTAGGTCAAATAGATTTGGACAAACATATTGAGCACACTATTAAGCATAAAGGATTATGAAGAACCTGCTGTCAAGATTTGTCCCAACGGTACGGAAGGTGAGCTTATCGAACTCGGTGGGCTACTCATTTGCCTTCCAAAAAGGCCGAAGAAGAAAGACATTTTCGGATATAAAGAATCAGACTCTATGCAAATGTGGAGAAGGATACCTATGCCGAAGGAATTGTCTCGTATTCGTTCTATGGATGAGTGGGCGGAAATGCCAAGGGAGTTTAGAGAGAGGTTTCGTCCATATATCGAGGAAGAGTTTAGGCGTAGGCGTGAGGGTTTTTGGTTTTATAACAACGGTACAGCTACATATATTACGGGGCGGCATTACATGATGCTTCAATGGACCAAGCTAGACATTGGTTATCCATATTTTCTTAATTTTCAACGTGAAATCTTTCTACATATGGCTGCATGCGAAGCTGATTCACGTTGTATTGGTCAGCTTTACACTAAGTGTCGTCGTTCTGGGTATACTAATATCTGCTCTGCGGTACTTGTTGACGAGGCAACCCAAGTCAAAGATAAGCTTATGGGTATACAGTCAAAAACTGGTAAAGATGCTCAGGAAAATATTTTTATGAAGAAGGTGGTTTATATGTTTAGAAACTACCCATTCTTCTTCAAGCCTATACAAGACGGTACTACTAATCCACGTATGGAGTTAGCTTTTAGGGAGCCGTCAAAGCGAATTACTAAAAAGAATAAAACATCACAAACAGGTGAAGCGCTTAATACAGTTATTAATTGGAAAAATACAACTAACAATGCATACGATGGTGAAAAGCTACACATATTGTATCTAGATGAAGCAGGAAAATGGGAAAGACCAACAGACATAAGAGACGCATGGAGGATTCAGAGGACGTGTTTGATCGTCGGAAGAAAAATCGTAGGAAAGGCTCTCGTAGGAAGCACAGTAAATCCAATGGACAAAGGTGGAAGCCAATACAAGGATCTATGGGAGGATTCGAATCCGACGGAGAGGAATGCGAATGGGAGAACTAGAACAGGCTTGTATAGGCTGTTTATACCAGCGTATGATTCTCTAGAAGGATTTTTTAATAAATATGGACACCCAGTAGTAGATGATCCTAAAGAAACTATAGAAGGTATAGATAATGAATACATATATATTGGAGCTAAAACTTTCTTAAAGAATGAAAGAGAATCATTAAAGAATGATGCATCTGAACTTAATGAGGTAATACGTCAATTCCCGTTTACAGAAGATGAAGCCTTTAGAGATAGTATCGAAGGGAGTATATTCAACGTAGGTCAGATTTATGAACAAATAGAACATAATGATGAGTTATTCCCTAATCCTGTAGTTCAAGGTAATTTCGTATGGAAAGGTGGTGAAAAAGATACAGAGGTTCTGTTTAGTCCAAATCCACAAGGTAGATTTAAGGTTGCTTGGATGCCACCTCCAGATTTTAGAAATCAAAAGAAAAGTGTTTACGGTAAAAGAGTTGCACCTCATTCTGCTTTTGGAGTAGGTGGTGTCGATAGCTATGATCTTGATGCTACGGTAGATGGGAGGGGATCTAAAGGGGCTTTACATTTATATAATAAGTTTCATATGGAGCACCCCTCCAATATGTTTGTTGTAGAGTATGCAGCTAGGCCACCTCTTGCTAAAATTTTCTATGAAGATGTACTTATGGCTGCTGTATTTTATGGTTATCCTATATTAATTGAGAACAATAAGTACGGTATTGCAAGATACTTTGAATCAAGGGGTTACGATGGCTACTTAATGGATCGTCCTAAACATTTAATTAGTGCTAGCGGTATGAAATCTAAAACAAAAGGGATCCCTTCTAACTCTCAAGATGTTATACAGGCTCACGCTCATGCAATAGAGGCTTATATACACGACCATGTAGGTATAAATAGAGAAACTGGAGAGATGGGGAAGATGTATTTTAACAAAACATTAGAAGATTGGATAGGATATAAAATAGATAATAGAACAAAATTTGACCTTACAATTAGTTCTGGATTAGCTCTTCTTGGGGCTCAAAAAGCTAAACTAAAGAAGGTCTCTAACTTCAATGAAAAACAATTCTTTAGGAGATATCAAGTAATCGGATGATTTACTATATTTGCTAAATAGAAATGCCGTATCTTAAGGATGTATAATAACAATCAAAAAAGTAAACAAGGATTCCCTAATCCTTTAGAACCTACAGAGGTTAAAGAAAGTAAGGAGTATGGCATTCAGTATGCAAAAGCTATTGAATCTCAATGGGGAAAGACTACAGACGATAACTCTTTAGTAGGGAAAAGAAATAGAGTCTTTGAAAAAGACAGAGATTATGCAACTGGAGTCCAAGATACCAGTATATATAAACAGCTATTAAATTCTTTACAGCCAAATAAAGGGGATGGTAGTTTATTGAATATGGATTATACTCCAGTTCCTATTTTACCGAAGTTTGTAAGAATTGTAGTAAATAAGATATTATCTTCAAATCCTTATCCTAATCTAGAAGCTGTAGATCCATTATCCGAATCAGAAAAAAGCTTAGAGAGGAATAAAATAGAACTACAGGTTAAAGCTAAAGATAAGCTTCAATCATTAAAAGATAAGAGTGGTATTGTATTAGACATGGATCCTGATGAAATACCTGATACACTAGAAGAAGCCGAAATATTTTTTGAAGCAAATTTAAAAACTACTGGTGAAATATCAGCTCAATTAGCTACAGAGCTTACGCTTACTTGGAATAATTTTACTGATGGGACCTTTAGGAGATGCGTAAATGATATTGCAACACTTGGTATGTCTGTTGTAAAAAGATCAAATGATCCTAATGAAGGTATTAAAGTATCGTATGTAGATCCGTCTATGTTTATACATAGTTATACAGAAGATCCTAATTTCGAAGATCTTATATATGCTGGGCATATTAAAAAGATTTCTATTCAGGAGCTTAAAAGATTAGCTGGGCATGAGCTAACAGAAGAGGATTTTAAGAAGATAGCTGAAAAAGCTAAAGGTAAAAATGGAAATGATTCTTCTAAGTATAATAAGAAAAATTATAACGATACGTTAGGTAGAATGTCATATGGATATGACGACTATATGGTTCAAGTATTAGACTTTGAGTTTATGTCAGTTGACTGTATACATTTTGAAGAGAAAGAAAGTCGTCACT